GTTTTTATGGACCTCGGCGGGGCGCTCCACTATTGTGGTTACGGCCCGGCTTGGTAGTCTTTTTAAAACCCACATAGTGCGAGAAAGACCTTCGTAGTGCTTTGTGGGGGATTGCCAACAACTAGGGCTTAGAAACATTTTCGCATGTGTTTCGATGTTCTTATTGTTGGCAGTCCGTAACCAGTTTGATGAGCTGGCGAGGAAACGGGTGTGTGTCCCGTTCTTCCGGGTAGTAGGAGGGACCCGGGGGAGTGGTATCGTCCACTTTAATAAAACGGTGACAGGGTGAAAGAACCTAACAAGTTGGAACCTATGAATACACGAATTTCCAACGCGGGTACGTCTCTACCTAAGAGCACTTCAGAGGCTGTCCCCTCGGCAGCTGAGGTCAAGAATAGAGGGAAGATGGTTGAAGGTGAAGAAACTAAAACGAGATTTTCACAAGACCGTAAATGGAGAGCGAAAGTTAAAGTTTCTCCCACTACGAATGGTGGGAGCCAGGGGCAGTATCCACTGCCTATGGGCCCAATTGACTACAAAAGTATGGTTGGGGATCAATCCGGAACACCGGTTGGTCACAAATGGCCTAGACTCGGTCAACGTAACGAGTCGAAGCCCTTCAACCCTGGTTCGCGGAAGAGGACGTCTTCCGCGGGTTCACGAGGAAGCAAGCGCGGCAAGCTTATTGACGCTTCGCTGAGACGTGAATTTGACCAGAAGGTCGGCGAAACCGTTGTCAAGGAGTTGGAACGGCAAGCTGACTATTATTCCTCATCGGACAGTGCCTCACAGGGCACATGTTGTGAGGGTGATATCACTAGGATTGGTGCGGGTTCGTGTGGACGCTATGGCTTTCACGCAGATCGGTGTGTTGCACCAGTCATTCAAGAGCCAGTTCCTGAGGCTCCACCTTTGGATCCTGATACTGCGAGGTTAGAACGAGCACTGCTGCGCGAACGCGCTGTTAATGCAATGCGTGGTCTGAACTTTCATTATTATACCAATATGGAGTCTTGGGTTAAGAGGCGTGTTCAGGTGACTTATGTGAGACACCACACTATACCGCGTCATAGTTTTGTTGACCTTAGGGTTGATCAAATGCGGCAAGTGCAGTTATCGCATGAGGACCCTCTGCATGCTTGGTTCGAGATTAAACAGGTGGATTGCCTGTTACTGTCCGAATCTGCTGACATGTACATTGAATGCGGTCGGCCACAGAGAAGCACGATTGAAGTCTCGTATGAGTATTTAGTGCAGCTCTTAGGCCCAGGAGCGTTCAATTTGGCGTACGGAGATGAGATGATGTGGGAAAGAATAACGGCTAGTAGTCGCGGTTTGTCGAGTGTGAACATTAACAGGTACACACCTCCTCTGATCGTGGCAAATTCCGTTGCTCTCGCCCACAAGTTTTGTCTCTGGATGACCCAAACTGTATTCCGTGAGCAGGGTTTTCGATTACCCCAGAGAAACGTAGAGCAATCAAATATGGTTATAGGGTCGGAGAGGTCAAGTTACCGGAACTTGGCCCGATCTCTGACGATTGCAGAATACGGGTTAGGAGTCGTGCTGACGATGGCCGACGACGGCCTGTGCGCGTGTCTCTGGGGAACCATGTTGTTGGGGCAAGTTATCCTCAAGCCTGCCCGACATCTACGGCCACAACGGTATCCGGAATTACCAAACGTTTGGCCCGCACTACGCCCCCGATTGATGGACAAGTATTGTCTAGATTTTCAGTTTTTGTCAAACGGTGGTGCGCGAGGAACCTTACCCCGCTGGAACCGCATTCAGATGTTAGCTTTGAGACTTGGGTTGCAGCCTCTCATTATTCTGAGGCGCGCAAGGATTGTCTTCGGCGAACGTATGATGATTTCATGCTTAGGGGCGGTGATTGCTATTCTCGGCGCTCGGTACTCGTTAAAGCTTTTATCAAAAATGAGTCTTACGACACTTACAAGTACCCTCGTGGGATTTACTCCCGGTCTGATGCCTATAAGGTCCTTGTCGGGCCTATTTTTAAGCTCATTGAACGGGATCTTTTCCACCTCAAGTACTTTGTTAAGCATGTCCCCGTCGTGGATCGGGCGAGGTTTATCCTCGATCGGTTCGGCGGGTGCGAGAACATGAGGCGCCGTGCAGAAGAGAAAATGGATGTCGATTCAGCACTGGATGGTGTGCGTCGTCCCTACTTAATTACTACCGATTACACTGCGTTTGAGAGTCATTTCAAGCGTCCAGTGTTTGATGCGTGCGAGTTTCAGCTCTATGAGTATATGACCTCCCGGTTACCGGAAGGCAGATTGTTCATGGAGCGAGTTCGCCGTGTCATCGGTGGTGTTAATCAGATAGCGTTTAAATACGTAAATGCGACCGTTCCGTGCGGGCGCATGTCAGGGGAGATGAACACTAGTCTCGGTAATGGATTCACTAACCTTATGGTGTTTTTGTTTCTCAACAGCGAGTTGGGCAACGAGAACGTCGACTGTCTCATTGAAGGAGATGACTGTTTAGGTTCGTTTTATGGCCTGCCATTGACAGGTGAGATGTATGAACGTTTGGGTTTTACAGTTAAGATAGTTTACCCGCCGAAGGCCAATGTGGCCAGTTTTTGCGGGCAAATTTTTGACTTTGAAACATTGACGGTTATTACAGATCCACATAAAGTGATCATGAACTTGGCTTGGGTACACCCCTTGTATTGTGGCATGTCCGAACGCACTTCCCGCGCTTTATTGCGCAGTAAGGCTATGTCGGTTCTGGCTCAATACCCGGGATGTCCCATCCTCCAAGAGATGGCCGTTGCTTACATTAGGTTAACGCAGGGTGTTGCTCCCAAGCTCGATTCTTCACTATCGATTTTTGAGCGGGAGCAGCAATTGGCATTCATGAAGGGATTCATAATGGAAGATAGAGTTAGGCCGGTTGCTATGGCTACACGGGAGCTTGTCGAGGAGCTCTTTGGGTTTTCAGTGCAATCGCAAATGTTAATTGAACAATATTTTCGGGATACTTCGGCAATTTGCCCTATCACGCACCCGTTCGTATATGATCGCGTCACACAAGTCCAGTACGAGTATGATGCGCGTTATGTACGCCCGGATCTGGGTGACTACTTCATGTAGTCTGGTGCCCCGAAATTGTTGATCAAAATAAACGAATATCAACGATGCCTAAAAAGAAGAATGTGGGAAAGAAGACTAAGCATGCTGCCTCATCGGGACCCAAAAAGTCCGCTGAGTCTGCTGCCTTGAGCATAGGTTCGAGCATCGGCTCAGCCATTGGAAGTGCTTTGGGCGGTGGGCCTGGTGGGAAGATTGGTGGAACAGTGGGAAAGTTTGCTGGGGGTCTTTTCAAGAAAATCACTGGATTTGGTGATTATAAAGTTACGTCTAATTCGCTGACAGCTCCTGCGCTGTCTGACAGTTTGCCTCAGTTCACTAAGAGTGGTCGTGGTACACGGCTGGTTCATAGGGAATACCTTTATGATGTTATTACGTCAGCTACGGCTGGTGCTTTTAGCATCCAGAAGGTTCCCATTCAACCGGCCTTGTACTCTAGCTTCCCTTGGTTGTCCTCGATTGGTGAGCAGTTTGAAGAGTACGCAATTAATGGTATGATTTTTGAGTTTAAGAATAATTCATATGATGCGCTGGCATCTACGAATACTGCTTCAGGGACTGTTGTGATGACGACTCAGTACAATGTGCTGAAACCGGATTTCACAAACAAACAGGCTATGGAGCAGTATGAGTTCACATGTTCAGCAAAACCCTCGGTGGATATTATGCACCCAATTGAGTGCAGTCGTTCTGAGAGCCCAACAAGTACGTTGAGCACTCGGATCGGCGCGATCACTATCGGGGATTTGAGACTTTACGATTTCGCCAACTTTTACATTGCTACCGTGGGTATGCAAGGAACGTCCGTAAATATTGGTGAGTTGTGGATTTCTTATGATATTACTCTCTTGAAGCCCAGGTTAGGTGGGGTTTCAGACGTGTTGGACCACTGGTTTCTCGGCCCTTTGGCCGGGATCACCACTGTTACAGCCGGGTATTTTGGTAGTGCGCCGATGCTTTCTAATTCCAGTGACTTTGGCTCGTCACTTGATGTAAAGGGAGGGCAAACTATCACGATTCCTAGCTCATACTCTGGTAACTTTGCTATGGTCTATAACGTGTCTGTTACTTCGTCTCAATCTTGGGCCGAGCTTACAGTTACACTTGGAGGAACGATTTCCGCTTTGAATTTATTTGGTGGTCCGGGGGTTCCCCCTGGTGGCTACGGCACGGCAGCCTTTAATGGCTTTCCGGGCGGTGGTTCATACACTGGGTTTTCATTGATGGATGTCCGTTACTACACTTGTACTGCGGGTGGTACTATTACCCTTGGTGGTGGATCTACAGCAGGATCGACGATTACTTCTGGAGACATGTACATCATTGGCTTGCCAGTGACGTTTGTCACCTAGTGTTTTAAGCTTGCACTTACATGAAGCCAGTGTCGAGAGGCACGCCAGCACCCGGCCAACCACCGGGTGTTGTTAAATCAATCGTAAGATGGTTAGCTCACTTGTCTGTTTTGGTTGCTAAAATCGAACTGTCAGGTTTCTTGCATCTTTGTTCCGCAAAAACAATGGCCCTCGTTGCGACCGCTCTATATGAAGTCGATGGCG